ACCTGTAGTAGCCAATGTTGGTGTACTTACTACCGGCTTTGATTACCCAGAACTTGACACAGTTGTTATGGCCAGACCTACCATGTCACTTGCGATGTATTACCAGATTGTAGGTCGTTGCATCCGTCCTCATAAAGATAAGGAAGCCGCATGGTTTGTGGATTTATGCGGTAACATCAACCGTTTCGGTGAAGTTTCCGATTTGCATTTGAAAGACACGGGTAACGGAAAGTGGGCTGTGTTTTCAAGAGGAAGACAATTGACAAACGTAAGATTCTAAAGATATGGTAAAGAAGAACGAACGACAGGCCATCCGTCCGGATACCTGCTCAAAATGTAAGAGAGGGAAGCCGGTCAAGGTATCAATGGGGAATCCCAAAGTGGTTCTATGTAGTTTTTTCAACAGGCGTTTCGTTGCCGACAGCAAACGAAACTGTGATTATGCGATTTGATTATGAAAGAGCTAACGAGTTATTTCCCCCACGACAGCAACGCTAGGAACTCAGACAAGCTGATACGCTTACGAATGAGGCATAAGGCATCCGGATATGGAGTGTTCTTCATGATTTTAGAACGTCTTAGAGAGGAGCCAGAATACATGAGTGTCAAAGATTATAACATGATAGCTTTTGACCTTCGTGAAGATGCTTCCTTAATTAAATCCGTGATTGAAGATTTTGGGTTATTTGTCTTTACCGAGGATGGTAAGTACTTCTACTCCGAAAGCTTCAAGAAAAGAATGGGATACAAAGACGATAAATCGAAGAAACGATCCGAGGCTGGAAAGAAAGGTGTCGCTAAGAGATGGGGGAAAAAAGAGTCAGAAATAGCAAATGCTACGGAATTTATAGCAAATGCTACGGAAAACGATAGCAATGCTATAGCAAAAGTCGAAAAAACAATAGCAAGTAAAGGAAAGAAAAGAAAAGAAAATAATATAGGAGATTCTAACGAATCTCTTGTATGTGGGACTTCGCAGCCCCACGCCGAACATATCGACTACTCCGAACTTGTCAAATTCTTCAATGAGGAAACAAAAGGTGTATTTGGTACGGTCAGGACTCCGCTTTCTGATAGCCGTAAAGGGATGATTAACGCACGTATAAAATCTTATGGCAAAAAGACGTTTGCCGACATGATTCATAGGGCATACCAAAGCGATTTCTTGAAAGGGCAGAACAAAAAAGGCTGGACAGCATCTTTCGATTGGCTTATCAAACCAACGAATTTTGAGAAAGTAATATCAGGTAATTATGACAACAAGAATAGCAGAAACTATCCGGCAATTCCAAACGGGGCAAAATCACGAGAGGAACAAACAGACCGTGAAATCCTCGAATATGCCGCAAAAGCTTTCGGAAAGGACACGGTTAGTAGTAAATAGATACGGGGACGGTGAAAGTTTCGCTAAAAAGTTCAATCCTTCATTACAGGTTGTATGTGCTCAAAATGTGGAACGTTCGTTCAAGGGGAATGCGCCTTCATTGGCTTTGCTCGGAGAAACCTATCCAGATAAACAGGTGAATACTTGGATAATTGCTCAACTGATGGACTTGTACAAGTTTGCCGGTGTAAAAGTGAAGCCTACATTCCAACAGGTTTTGGAGCTTTCCGTGATGATACGTGTGGAATACTATTACCTGAAAGCTTCCGAATTGTTGCTTTTTTTCTTCAAGTTGAAAGCTGGCGAATATGGCACCTTTTACGGTGTTGTGGACCCTATGGTGATCATGTCTGCTCTAATTGAGTTCAAAGCATACAGAAAAAGGCAACTGGAGAAATACGACCGGGAAGAACAGGAAAGACAACGAGAAAAAAGATACGAGAAGCAAGACAAGAACTCCGTACCATTTCCGGATCATTTGGAGTTTCTGAAAAAGATTATGGAATCAGAATAATCAAGCTAAGAAAATGAAAACAGTAGAAAAGTTAAGAATAGCACCTATTGGCACCATTGTAAACTTCGCAGATCGGACACTGATAATAAAGCGTTTCCAAGCTATCGTAAAGGGTAAAATGGTAATTTGTCGCGGATGCGTTTTCCGTAGCAAGGGTGGTGCGAATAGTTGCAAGTATATGACGGCTTGTTTTGCCAAATATAGACCGGATAGTGAGAGTGTGGTGTTTGAGGAGGTGGATACAAAATTGAAATAATTAAAATTATCATGGAATATATAGAATTTCTAAGAAACAAGATGGCTATCAGTCATCAAACGGGATTTGAAATTAATTCGGAAGAAATTACCCCGACATTATACCCTCATGTAAAAGATACCGTTCGTTGGGCGGTTGCCGGTGGATGCCGCGCCATATTTTCTAGCTTCGGTATGCAAAAGACAGTTACCCAGCTGGAAATTCTTCGGGTAATCTTGAGTCATAAAGGAGGCAAGGGATTGATCGTTTGCCCTAAGCGTGTGGTAGTCGAGTTCCTAACACAAGCGGAACAACACTTGCACATGAAAGTAACCTATGTCCGAACTATGGCAGATGTGATGATATGTCCTACCGACATCATGGTAACAAACTACGAACGTGTGCGTGATGGTGAGGATGGAGTGAGAATAGATCCGTCCTATTTTACTGCAACATCATTGGATGAAGCCAGCGTGTTGCGCGGATTCGGCACCAAGACCTATCAGGAGTTTCTACCGTTGTTCTCGGGTGTCCCTTACAGGTTTGTTGCTACGGCTACACCTTCGCCAAACAGATACAAGGAACTTATACATTATGCTGGTTATCTTGGTGTGATGGACACCGGACAGGCTCTTACTCGATTCTTTCAGCGAGACAGCACGAAGGCGAATAACTTGACACTTTATCCGCATAAGGAAAAAGAGTTTTGGTTGTGGGTATCTACATGGGCGTTGTTCCTAACCAAGCCTTCCGACCTCGGTTATCCGGATACTGGCTATGAGTTGCCTGAACTCCGCGTACATGAAGAGATTGTGAATGTGGACAATTCTACGGCTGGAGCTGATCGTGACGGACAGGTGAAAATGTTTCGTGAGGCTGCTCTCGGACTTGCTGACGCGGCAAAAGAACGCCGAGATAACATGCAGGAAAAGATTGCCCGTGTGGTAGAGATAATCAATCGTCCGGAAAACAAGGACGACCATTTCCTTTTATGGCATGACTTGGAAGCTGAACGGCTGGAACTATGCAAAGCGATTCCAGGTTGTAAGGCTGTCTATGGTTCACAAGACGATGAAGAAGCCGACAAGGTAATATCCGACTTCAAAGATGGCCGGATGAAATACCTTGCAGCTAAACCGGAGATGCTTGGTGAAGGTCTGAACTTCCAGTATCATTGTCATAAAGCAATCATGTTCATTGACTACCGCTTCAACGATAAGTTCCAAGCGATAGCCCGTATATACCGCTTTATGCAGCAGCATCCCGTTGATCTCTATCTGGTCTATGCCGAAAGCGAGGGTGAAATATTTAAGAGCTTCATGCAGAAATGGGCACAACACCGGGAAATGGTCGCAAATATGACTGATATTGTCCGGCATAACGGTTTGTTCGGTTTGCAGGCCGAGGAAAAGATGATGCGCTGGATGTTCGCCAGTCGGGAAGAAAAATCCGGCAAGTTGTGGAAAGCAATCAATAACGATAATGTATTGGAATGTCAGAAGATGGAAAGTAACTCTGTAGATCTGATCGTAACCAGTATCCCGTTCTCAAATCATTACGAATACACGCCTACATACAATGACTTTGGGCACAATGAAGATAACGATAAGTTCTTTGAACAGATGGATTATCTTACACCAGAGTTAATGCGCATTTTGAAACCGGGTCGGTTGGCCTGCATCCATGTGAAAGATCGTGTTTTGTTCGGCAACGCCACGGGGGACGGTATGCCAACTATTGACCCGTTCAGCGAAATGACTGTATTTCATTACATGAAGCATGGCTTCCGATATATGGGGCGCATTACGGTCGATACTGATGTGGTGAGGGAAAACAACCAGACCTACCGTTTGGGCTATACCGAGATGTGCAAGGATGGTTCCAAGATGGGAGTCGGATGCCCTGAATATGTATTGCTATTTCGCAAGTTGCCTACCGATACCTCACGTGCTTATGCCGACCGGCCTGTTAAGAAGGACAAGAGCGAATACTCGCTGGCCCGTTGGCAGATCGATGCCCATGCAAGTTGGAAGTCTTCCGGCAATTCATTGTTGTCATACGAAGATATGAAAGGTGCTGGAATAGATAAGATTCGGCATTTGTTCCGTAACTACGGACGTGAACATATCTACAACTATGAAGAGCACGTTTCATTTGCTGAAGAGCTGGATGCATACGGGAAACTGCCAAAGACATTTATGGCCGTTGATCCGGTAAGCAAAAAGGATTGGATATGGGATGATGTGGCCCGTATGAGAACGCTTAACACAAAGCAATCACAAAAGAAACGACAAAATCATATTTGTCCTCTTCAGTTAGATATCGTTGAAAGGCTGATTGAACGGTACTCGAACAAAGGAGAATTGGTATTTGACCCGTTCGGAGGTATCGGTACTGTCCCTTATTGTGCTATCAAGTTAGGTCGTAGGGGACTTTCAACAGAACTCAATTATGATTATTGGAAAGACGGGCTTTCTTATCTGCGGGAAGCGGAGATGGAAGTAGAAGCTCCTACATTGTTTGATTTAATGGCTATATAATTATGAAACAATACAACAGTTGGGATGAAATAGACAAGGACACCGGCGGTCTTGTTACGAGTCTGACATATATCGTCCTATTCGTCAATGACCAAGTGTATAATTTCGAAATGCAGCTTTCCGATCACATCAAGGGATGCGGACTTTATCGCCAAAAGGTCAAAATGCTGATCAACAGCATGGACCGCCAAATGGCCGCATACAACAGACAAATATGCCGGATCGCAGGTGTAAACGCGGAAGCCATGGCCCTCATTACGCAGAGCATGGAGGACGATATCAAGCCTCATATAGATCGCTATGGATTTACCGTCAGCCAGGCATTGCATAATGCCGGATGCCACGAAGATTTGAACAAAGCCCTTTCCATTTGCTCTACGGTGGACATGTTATGCCAGACATCCCAAATTACCATCCGGGATTTCTTTACCGCCATAAGCAAATACGCCCCACTGGCTTACAATCCCCTTCGGTATCTCACCATGGATAAGATGCTGCACTTTGCAAGGGAGCTTACAGAGGTACTTACCCCCAAAGAGGTACATGTGAATTTGAATGAGTTGCCAGAAATTGCAAACGCTTTTCAGGCCATAGCAAACAATATGCTTAGGACGGAAGTATTTGAAAAAGCGTTTGAATCATGCGAAAAATGACAAAAAAAGATGAAATATGAAAGATTGGATAGAAGAAGAAATAAAGCGCCTCGAAAAGGAGCGCGACAGGAATTTGGCAATACACTGTGACTATGTGGCCGCTAAATATCAAAGGATGATTGATAAGATTAAGATCAAGAAAGAAGATAATAATTAAATAATTATGAACAGCAACGCACATGAATATAAGGTCAATGCCACCAAAGTAGCATTGCATCTGCTACGAGAGCCCGACATATTCGAAACGAATATGAAATTGTTTTGCGCTAAAGATCTTGAAGATGCTTTTATAGCCGGTGCCCAATGGCAACTACAGCAATTAGGACATCCCGATCCTCCCGGAGAACAAGGAGCGGACGGTACTATAATCATCAAGGATGTGATGAAAGAAAAGGCTATCGAAGCCTTTAATGAAGCGATGATTTATTTCGAATCACCGGACTGCCCGACAGCGGAAGAAGCCTTGAAGCATTTTATCGCTTGCCTGGATCAGGGACTAGACAGTGGTTGTTCGGAAAAACCGAACGACCAGATATGTGGAGATTGTGACGCTTACTTCGAATGTCAGATGGCCGGTGCCGAGCAGAACGATGCTGCCTGCTCTGGGTTTGATGATAGTGTGTTAAGTCAAACAAACGAAAAAGACTATGAGGCAAAGCGATGAATGGTGCTGCATGAATTGTGCGAACAGAGATGATTGTTCAATAGGTGATAATCATTTCAACCTTCTAAATTATTGCGCGAATTATTCTGACGAAAATGATGCTAGTGATTCTTATTCAACCGAAGATTTAGAAGACTGGTAAAATAGCTCAAATCACGAAAGATATTAATTTAACAAAAGAAAAAAATGGAAAGAGAAGATATTGAAAAAGCAGCAACCCAACATGCTAATATGATAGGTTGGGATCATGATCCGGAGGAAACAAGAGGACTGTTTGACTATTCATTCGAGAAAGGTGCAGAATGGCGCATCAACTCGGTGTGGCACAAACCATGTGACATAGCTGAACCGGGAAAGGACTGTTTGGTTGAACACATGGATGGAGACGGAAATGTCTGCATTTGTATTGATTGGCGTTCTGAATATGAATGGGTAAAAGCTTGCCATTACGACAAGATTTTGCGTTGGGCATACATCGATGATTTATTACCTAATTAGGAGGACTGATAATGGCTAAATATAGATACGGACTATATGAAAACTTCTTCGGTGATCAGTGGTATCAAGTGCAGGTTAAACGATTGGGCATTTGGTGGGACGATGAATCATTTTCTACGGAAAAAGGTATGATGAAATACGTCGAACAATTAAGAAAGCAAGGACATATTTTAATAGAAGCTTAATTATGCGTGAAATAAAATTCAGAGGGAAAAGCACTACTTACAAAAAGTGGAAATACGGTACTCCTGTAAATTTAGAACAAGGTACAATAATCATAGAAGAAAGAGGAGTATTTAATGACGGTTCTGCATCACCTTTCTTTTCAAAATGGGATTTTGTTATGTCTGACTCTATCGGTCAGTACACAGGCTTAAAAGACAAAAATGAAAAGGAGATTTACGAAGGAGACTTGATAAAAGCACCAAGCGGACGTATTTATTCCGTTATATTCTCAACATGGAAGCATGAAGAGAAAAGAAAGTTTCCAAAAGTAATTGACTTATACGAACATACAGGATGGTGCATATCCTTAGATGGAGTTAATCCGTACGATTTATTAGATTCAGAGATATGCCAAGGGTGTATTATTGGGAATGTTTTTGATAATCCTGAATTTTTGAAAGAATAACTTGTAACTTCTCAAAAAAAATATCGGACACTTTATGCAGAAGAGACTAAACTAATGCCTGAACAAGTCTTGACTTGGCTATTACAGTACATCTGCTTGATAGTCTACTTGGCGATATAGCCTCATAGCAGGCACATCAGCCTCCTTAGCCGGCACACCTTCTCGTTGAAGTTGACCGGCTCAAAGTCAAGGGAGTCAACCAGGCGGTCAATCTCGCGTCTGGCTGACTCCCTTTTTAATTTTCTTATTTCTTTTTTATTCGCTTTACGCATAACTTTTCCCGTTTATGTTTGCGGCAGTCGCATATAAACAACTGCACATCCTCGTACAACATCCTACCTAAATAACCGGCCAAATACGCCACTTCTTCACCTCCTATAGGCATTTTAAATGCCGTAGCTATATGATCCTCCAAATGGCGGCATTCGTGCTTTAGGGAGTTAAAAAACTCTTCCGGAGACGAAGTCTTGCTTATGACCATTACAGATTTCCGTAGCTTGTAATTGGAGTACGTGACACCGGTATCAAGTTTGCATGACACCAAATTATTGTAAGCCTCTCTTGCCTTGTCTTTCGGACAATCTATTGATTTCAACAAACCTATGATCTCTTCCGTATAATAGCAGGTGACACGATAAAATATATGCACCTGCCAATCGTACTTCATTATGTATAGGCCTCTTCTTATCATATTTACATCATTTCATCCCAAATAATAGGCGTTCCAGAACCGATGCAATCAGCATAGAAACGAGTAAATACAATACCATCGTAAGCATCCGGATCGTCGCAAACGTTCTTCACGTATAAAGCAGCATATTGATCGTGTGGAACGGAGGAACCAAGAAAATCAGCCTTGCACATATTGGCAACATACACATAGTCATAGCCGCCTTTCTTCTTTACATCGACGTTATATTTTTTAAGCATTTCGTCGATCTGCTCTTTTGTCCAGGGCTGTACCTTTATTTTCTTGCCAGTTCCATCTTCTTTTTCCATCATGGAAATAGCCCAATCACACATAGCCTTAGAAAAATGCCAGCCATATGCGCTTAAATAAGCTTTCATCCCCGAAGGAAAATCATCGTACATATCTAATCTCATATCTTTACTTTTTAAGAAGGGGCACAATGTCCCCTTCTGATTTAACGTCTGCGTCTGCGGTATTCCCCGGCATACCGTCCGGTTCCTCTCACGCCGCGCCTTTCACCGAAACCTTCTCCACCGCGTCTCCACATATCGCGGAATTCATCGTCGTCGTCATCGTCATCGTCTCGGAATCCCATACCGCCTTCCATTGCTTTTCTCTTGCCTTCCTTGCAACCAAGTTTATAGGCTTCTTCTATCGCTTCCATCAAGTCTTCGTCTTCATAAGCATCGAACTCTCTGAAAAGCTCTTCTAGTTTTCTATTTGATCCCATAATTATTACTTTTTAGTTGTTTCCTTAACTCCAAGCTGTTGCATCAATTGCTTGTTTAGCTCCATAAGTTCAGACATGTTCTTGCTCATATCAGACATCTGGGCCTTAAGGGTGTTGATTTCCTGTTCTTGACGTTGCTTTTCTGCAAACTCAGGATTGATCATTGTCAACATCTCATCGCAGGATGCTATCACGCTGAGGTCATAGTCCCGACTGTTAACCCTATCCAATCTTTTTTGTTTTATCATGGATATTTCATTGTTCATCGCATCGCGGGAACATGAGACAACAAGATTCCCGTTTTGCCCAAAGTCGGCTATATCACTACCGGAAGGAAGATTCTGAAACGTCGTGTTCTGACCATTAATATTAGCCACGACATCTACGACCATCTCCATCTGAGGTATCTGCCCCATAGGAGCGGGCATAGGATATTTAGGCTTGGGTGCAGAAACGCTTACCACAGAACCAATCTCTATGAAATGTTTGGCTTCCTTATGAAGAATATACAACTGATTATTTACTCGAAGATTCTGAAACATGATTGTTTGATTTTAAAGGAGTGTGGTTATTGCAATTTTTACAACAACCACAGAGCTCCATGTTAATTACTACTTGCTTCGCAAAGAAGCCGTTTCTGCTGTAGGAGCCGGAGTAGTTGTCGGTCTATATCCACCATTAACAAGATACAATTCGTTCGTGTATTTGTTGTAATGGATCTCATAGATACCCGGACCGGCAAGGTTCTCTACTCGCACAGGCACATCGCCGTAAGCCATCAACGGTCTCGTGTCCCCGTTCGTCCCTATCAGAATGGGCAGTGTTGCTGTTGTTCCAGCCGGGATAGCTTGACGGATATTGACATAGAAACCGCCTACATAATCCCGGTTACGAAACGCATGGTTCGGAAGCTCTAATGTCACGTTCTCCGTCCCTACCGTCACAGCCACCGTTGGCAAGGTGTTAAAGTTTGCCCTGCCAAGTGAAGGGAACGGAAAAGGAAATCCTGTAAAAAAGTTAGGCCACATAATTACCTCCTTTCTTACCCGGATCAACCCCAGTAGTTATTGCAACCACATCCGTAACCGCCGCGTCCATAAGCCGCGTCACCGGCATAAGCACCGAAAGCGGCCGCACGATAGGTTTCCGGGTTATACACCTGCAACTGTGGATAAGGAACGGATACCGTTGGAGGCATCTTGCACTTGATACCGTCTACATCACTTTGCAATGCCTGCAAGCCGGCTACCAACGGCGCGATCTGCTGACCGAAGTTGCTCAAGATTGTCGCATTCTGATTACGCTGAGAGATTTCCCCCTCCAAAACTGCAATTCTTGCATCCCTTGCAGCAAGGGCTTCCTGCTGACGGCGTGCCTCTGCGGCATCCATCTTGGCTACAATAGCCTGGAATCCTTCACGGTAAGCGTCCGACAAAGAACGAGTATTCCCTTCCATTGTACGTGTAAGCGTATTCATGTTTTCGCAACTCGCTAAGCGACTTTCATACCCCTGTCGTTCAATCGCAGTCTGCGTTTTGCAGCAACAATCGGCTAATTGAGCAGAGATAGATTGATTGCCCTGCATAATTGCAGTAATGATACTGTTGGTATTCTGTCCCATCTGATTGCCTAAACCGCATATTGCCTGAGATACAGAGTTAATACCAGCAAGGATTTGGTCTGAAGATAAATTCAACGCCTGGGCAAGTGATGCGATGTCCACACCGTTGCGATTAAGCATTTGCATAATCATGTCTCTTCCTTCATTGGCACCCTGATTGTTGTTTCCTCCAAAACCGAAGTTGCCGTTGCCAAAGATGGCAGCAATCACAATCAACGCAATAATGTCCTGAAAACCGCCGTTGTTCCCGAAGAAACCACCGTTACCGCCTCCACCGTTCATTAATCCCATGAGGTAACCTGTGTCAATACCCCTGTTCTGCAAAGACGGAAGGATTGATGCAAGTAAGCCGTTACTCGTTCCACCTGCCCCGTCTTGATTAAATACATAAGTTTTTTCCATTGTATTTTAAATCTTAGTTACGGTCAATATCAACCGCATCGCAAATGTCGCAAAACAGTAATTGTATTGAATGGTAGAATGTTGTAGGATTGTTGTAGGATTGTTGTAAAGTTGTTGTTAAACTGTCTGATTTTTTTACTTGTTCCCTTATCTTTTCTGTATTAGCCTCCTATAAAAACTATGCAATGTTTCTTCATAACAAATATGTTATCTTAATTTACAAACACCTTAATGGCATATCAAGCGACTCACGTATATTCCTAACTATAACCTTTAGCAGATAATTTCTGCGTATTCTGTCAGGGTAGATATTTTTCAACTTGTTGATCGATTGCTGCGTAAATCCGGTAAATGACGATATTTGAGATTCACTGAATTTATATTCAGATAGTATAACAACCATGATACCGCGTGAATCAACAATATCACTTCGTTTACACTTTGACAGTATCAGGTCTTCTGATACTTCTGTCTCTTTAGAGACAATTCTTAATATTTTGGCAAAGATTTCAGATTTACACATAATGTTTGAATTTTAGTTATATCTTTGCCTTTGCTACATAAAACTTATCGCACATAATGCAACAAAAGCATAGACATTCATGTTGAAGATATTAAGTCCCCAACGTGCGAGTGTCTATGCTTGTGTATCAGTTTTATGTAGCAGTTAAACGTGATACGTTGGGGGCTTTTATTTTACTTCCCAGCCCCATAGGAAGAGACTATGAACAAAAGTCTACTGCTTCAGTTTGTAAACCATCCGGCCAACAACGATCAGTATTATGACAATGACAGCCGCCATCGCCCAGCCGCCTACTTCTATCTTCATCCGTTGCCAGACTGTCAGCCTCTTTTCGATTTCAACCGGGTATGGTACTCGGATAGTATCTGTTCGGTTTATATATAGCGTGTCTACCCTGTCCTTGTACTTATAGATGTACCTGTACCGATATTCGGCAACGGTATCGCCTCTTTGAATTACAGAGACCGAATCATGTATAAGCACGCTATCGATCCGGGCCGAGTTAAAGAACACGCTATCAATTCTGACCGTTTCAACCGGGACATAACGGACTTGCGTACGGCAAGATGTAAGCATACAGATCAGTGCTATTATCAATAACCCGATCAAACCACCTAATAATTCGTCTTTGTCTCTTTCGTCCATCATAACAAGCTCCATCCGTCAATCACATCTGGCATATCAGCCTCTACCCCATTCTCCACACGGCTCATACCTGCCACAATACGGATCATCTGCTCACGGTCATTTACATTGATCGGATCGTCGGCCGGGATTCCGGCATAATCAGATACAGCCATAATGTAGGCTTCCGTATGGTTATTATCCTCCGGTGGGGCCCAACGGGTAATCAGCTTACGGATAGTGTCGAGCTTGTAATTTTTGAGGAAGTGAAATAAGCACATAGAGAAATAAGAATACAATATCAAATGGAAAGCGTGTAGCTCAATGAGTTACACGCT